AGAAGTTTAAAAAAAATAGAGACTAAAGGTTTTACTGGATTAGCAAAAGGAGCAGAAAAAGCTTCTAAGGAAGTCTTTACGGCATCAGAAAGTATTGGTGCGTTAACACAACAAACCAAATTATTAAAGCAAAAAGGAGGAGAGGCTTTAAAAACGATAGGTAATCGTTTTAAAGAAATAAACAAAGGGATTACTGTTCAACCATTTAAAGGATTAGTTGAGGAATTAACAAAAGTTCCTTATGTTGCAAAAAGAAGTTACCAAGACATAAGAACTTTAGTCGAATTTTTATTTAAAGGAGGTAAGGATATTTATGCTTTTGTTGCTGGTATTACAGCTTTAACGAGCAATGTTAAAAATTTATTTGTAAATGTAAAAACAAATCTTACTCAGCTAGGAACAGCATTAGATAAAAACGCCACTAAAACTGAGAACTTTTTAAATAAAATGGTGTTGGGCATTAAGATGCAAAACACGGCTTTTGCATTAGCTCAAAACACTGCATTAGCTCAACAAAAAAGTTTACCTGCAACTGTTAGACGTAATATTGCAAGGAGTAGGGTAGGAAGAGAAGGTAGCGGTTTTTCTGCTTTCAGTAGTGGGGCTGGTGAATATAATCCTTATAAATTAGCCACACCTACCCCCAGGTATGGCGCAGGAAGAGTTGGGCCAATACATCCTACGCAACATTATGCTTTGCAATCTAATCCTTACATGGGGAAACATGATAATGCAACGCAAAAATCTATTGCTAGACATGCGAAAAAACATAATTTAAAAATAGAAACTTTATTAGGTCAAATCTCAGCAAATACAAAATGGGGAGGTCGTAACGGAGTTACAGGGTTTACGGCTGGTCAATATGGGCCTCAAGAGGCTCCTTTAACGAGAATGGAGAAATGGGGTTTTGGTAATAGAGCTAATAAAAAAGGATGGGCAGCTTCTTCTGGTGGAAAAAGCGGAAGAATGAAGGGAGCAATGCAAAGTGGAATGATTGGTGGAGGTTTTCCTCTGCTCTTTGGTCAATCTGGACTAGCTTCTACTTTAGGTGGTATTGGTGGTGCTGTTGGTGGTGCGTTAAGCCCTGGATTTGGATTTGCTGGTTCAATTGTTGCGACTGCTGCTGCACAGAAAATTCAAGAAATGATTGATTTTAGAAAGGCAGTTGACAAGTTAAATGTATCTATACGAGCAACAGGTGGAACTTCAGTCTTTACGGCTGCTTCAGTAACTAAATTTGCCAAGTCTCTTGGTATGACCAAAGATGAAGCTTTAAGTGCGTTAACTGCTTTCCAACAATTTGAAGCATCTGCTCGAATTGCACTTACAACTGTATTTGGTTCGGAGTCAATGTTTAATATGGCTGCTGGATTTAAAGATAATGCCTATTTGATTGGTCAAATGAATCAACTTAGTCAAGCCACAAGTCTTGAACAGGCCAAAACAGCGTTAGCAGTATTGAAAACAAAAGGATTAAGAGAGGCTGAAGTCGCAACTCTTGAATTATTAATTAAAAAGCAACAGGAATTAACAAGAGAAGAAACTAAAAAATCAAGTATAGGTTTTTGGGACAAGATGAATCCTTTGAGAGGAATGTTTGAATTTGGAGCAATAAGAAAAAATGGAAGTGTTGGGGGAATGAGTGTTGAAGAATTAAGAGAAGCACGAACTGATAAATTCACAAAAGAAGATTTCCCTCGTTTATTAGCAGAAGCAAAAGAAAGATTAGAACTTCAACGGGATTTTAATGATCAGTTAGAAAGAATGGCAATTATTAAGGCTCCAGAAGATGAATTAAAAAAATTATTAGATCCTTTAAAACAAATGGATGCGTTAGCAAACACTATTGGTGAATCATTTCAAGCATCATTTAAAGGACTCATTAAGGGAACAGTGAGTGTTGAACAAGCGTTTGCAAATATGTTTAATCGTATTGGAGATCATTTCTTGGATATGGCTGCACGAATGATTGTATGGCAAATAAAGATGAAGCTATTAGGAATATTTCTCCCTTCAATAGGGAGCCAAGTAGGAAACGATTTGGCGGGCCATCTTGATAAGATTCCTGGGAAAGCAGCAGGAGGTCCAGTAACAGGAGGAAAATCTTATGTTGTTGGAGAAGAAGGTCCAGAATTATTCGTTCCAGGTGCTAACGGTAATATTATTCCGAATCACGATTTAGGTAGAGGAGGTGGTACCTCTGTTGTTGTGAACGTAGACGCTTCTGGTTCGTCAGTTGAAGGCGATGAGGCTGATGCAAGAGAATTAGGTAATATGTTAGCAAGTGCGATACAAGCAGAAATTGTACGCCAGAAAAGACCAGGCGGCTTATTAGCTTAAACTATGACGACATTTCCTTCTATTACTCCGAGTTATGGATTGCGGCAGATAAACAGTCCTGACGTAATGCAAGTACAGTTCGGAGATGGATATGCTCAGAGATTAGTTTTTGGTTTAAATCAAAATTTAAAATCTTACAATCCCGTTTGGAAAAATATTAGTGAAACTGATGCAGATACAATTTCTAATTTCTTAGATGCAAGAGGTGGAAGTGAATCTTTCGATTGGACTCCTCCAGGCGAAGCTAGTTCTTCTAAATTTATTTGTCAGTCTTGGAATAAAACAATTCCATACAAGAATAGAGCAACGATCCAGGCGACATTTAATGAAGTAGCGGAGCCGTAAAGAATGGCAGTTTCAGCATGGACGGCAAGTACATCTTTTAGTCTTGGCGATATAAGACGAGCAACTTCAGATCAAGTCACTGGTCTGTTCTTCAAATGCACAACAGCAGGAACATCTTTAGGTTCAGAACCTGATTGGCCCACAGATATTGGCTCAACAGTCACAGATAATAATGTTGTTTGGACTGCTATTAGTAGTGTTTATGAAGAGCTTTCAAAATTAGCTCCCAGTGCAATTATTGAACTTTGGAGTGTTCATCTTTCTAATGACTTACATGGTTCGTCAGATGTTTATAGGTTTCATAATGGTTGCAATGCAGACATAAATGGAAATATAGTTTGGGATGGAAATCAATATGCAAGACAACCTATCCAAGCTGATGGCTTTGAATATTCTTCAGGAGGGCAATTACCAAGACCTACTTTAACTATTTCAAATGCAGATAATACTATGACTGCGTTATTGATCGTTGTTAATACAACGACAGCAGGGAATGATCTTTGTGGTGCAGAAGTGAGAAGAATAAGAACATTGAAAAGATTTCTTGATGGAGAAGCAGCCGCAGATCCTAATGCTCAATGGCCTATGGAAATTTGGTATGTAGACAGAAAATCCTCAGAGAATAGGAATGTCGTTCAATTTGAGTTAGCTAGTAAGTTGGATTTGCCTAATATCAAAATTCCCAAGCGTCAGTTGATTGGAAATATATGTCAGTGGGCGTATCGTTCTGGAGAATGTGGTTATACAGGATCTAATTATTGGGATGCTAATGATAATGTTGAATCGTCTTTAGCTAATGATCGTTGCGGGAAAAGAGTTGGATCTTGTAAATTGAGATTCGGAGAAAACAATCCTTTACCTTTTGGGTCTTTCCCTTCTGCTGGTAGGTCTGCATGAATTTAACTTCTGAAATTAAAGAGCAAGCATTAGCTCATGCGAAAGAAACACATCCTATCGAATCTGTCGGTTTAGTACATGTTGTAAAAGGTAAAAATAGATATTTCAGATGTAAAAATATAGCTGAAACTCCTGATGAATATTTTGTTTTAGATCCAGAAGATTACTTAAAAGCTGAAAAGAAAGGAGAGGTAACAGCAGTCGTACACAGTCATCCTACAACAAATCCGAATCCAAGTCCAGCCGACATGGTTGCATGTGAAGCATCAGGATTACCTTGGTTTATTGTTAATCCCGTTACTGAGGAGTGGGGCGAATACAAGCCAAAAGGTTATGAGCTTCCTTATGTTGGAAGGAAGTTTTCTCACGGTTTAATTGATTGTTATTCTTTAGTACGAGATTTTTATAAAAGAGAATTTAATTTAATATTGAACGATTACAACAGAAGGGATCAATGGTGGTATAAAGGAGAAAATATGTATTTAGATAATTTTATGAAGGAAGGTTTTCATCCAATAGACATAAGTGAAATCTCGTATGGAGATGGAATTTTAATGCAATTAGAAAGTCCAGTACCGAACCATGCCGCAATTTATTTAGGTGACGGGATTGTTCTTCATCACGTTCAGGGAAGATTATCGTCTAGAGATGTGTATGGAGGCTATTATCAGAAGGTAACGGCAAAGGTTTTAAGACATGAAAGTCGTTAAGGTTTACGGAGAATTAAAAAAACAACTAGGAGGTCAAGGCACTTTTGAACTTGATGTAAACACTCCTGCTGAAGCAATTCGAGCTTTAACCGCCAACTTTGAAGGTTTAACTAAATGGATGGTCGAAAGTGAACAACATGGAGTTGGATATAAAGTTCAATTAGGAAAGGAGATTGTTACTGAGGATGAGATCGAGACATTACTTTTACCGTGGAGTGAAAGGGATGTCTTTTCTATAACTCCAGTCATAATGGGAGCAGGAAGAGGTACTGGAAGGATTCTTTTTGGAATCGGTTTGATTGCTTTATCTTTCGTTACGTTTGGTGGGTCGGCAGCGTTTGCAGGAATGACAAAGGGTTTGACCTTTAAAGCAGCGATGGGAGGCAAGGCTATCTGGGCGGGAGCAGGTTCTAAAATATTGGGTTATATCGGTTTAGGTTTAGTCTTTAGTGGTGTTGGAGAAATGCTGTCTCCTCCTCCACCTGAATTTGACATGAAACAAGCAAACAAATTACAAAATTACAGTTTTAGTGGAGTAACAAATACAGCGCAAGTAGGAACAGCAATCCCCGTTGCTTATGGTCGTTTATTTGTAGGCAGTTCTGTTATCAGTTCTGGTCTAGATGTTGATCAAGAGGTTTAAATGACTGAAATCAGAGGTGCAGGAGGAGGTAGTAAAGGCGGTGGTAATAGAACACCAACAGAAGCTGATGATTCGCTTCAATCAGTTCAATATGCAAAAGTCTTAGATCTGCTTTCAGAAGGTCCAATTCAAGGACTAGATGACGGTTTTAAATCTATTTATCTTGATGGAACTCCAGTTCAAGACTCATCGGGTAAGAATAACTTTGAGGGATATTCGGTTGCTACAAGAACAGGAACGCAGGATCAATCTTACATTGCTGATTTAGGTGGAAACGAAACGGAGGTGGGAGTTGGATCGTCAATTACTAATGCGTCACCTGTAATTCGTCAAATAACATCAACAACGACAGATAGGGTTAGAATTACTCTAAGTATTCCTGCTCTTAGAGTAATAGAAAGTGATGGGGATATTATTGGAAATTCTGTTCAAATAAGAATTGAAGTTCAATATAATGGTGGTGGATATAATCCTGTAAAGACAGACACAATTTCAGGGAAGTCAAGTAATACATATCTAAGAGATTATATTATTTCTTTAACAGGTGCTTTCCCCGTTGATATAAAAGTTGTTCGTGTTAGTGATGACGATCCAAACTCAAGACATAGTTCTGAAACATGGTGGGCTAGTTACACTAAAATTATTGACGAGAAGTTCAGGTATCCAAACTCGGCTCTTGCTTTCCTTCGTTTCGATAGTCGTTCTTTTTCTACTATTCCAGCTAGAAAATATAAAATAAGAGGAATAAAAGTAAAGATTCCAAGTAACGCAACAGTCATAACTTCGACCAGTTACGGTGTTGGAGAATCGCAAATAGGAAGATTAACTTATAGCGGCATTTGGGACGGCTCTTTTCAGGCAGCGACTTGGTGTGCTGATCCTGCTTGGTGTTTATATGATTTGTTAATTAATACTCGCTATGGGGT